TTTACAATTTCTGAGTAAGGCATCATACCTTGTAATTTGTTAACCGTGTTATACAAATCTCTCAAATATCCTACAGCATCTGCTACAGTATCTAATGTTCTAATTGGTGAATCTTTATATGATAAAAGTTTTTCACTAACACCTTGATATCCTTCAACTAAAACATCTGCTTGCTCATGTAAACCTTCATAAAAACCACCTAAAGCTATGTGTGCAGAATAAGAACCTTCACCTTTTACTTTTAAATGTAGTCTATGAAAACTGATTGCAGCATTCATCATTTCAGTTGCTAAATTAGCAGTCATAGTATCTAAAGAACTTCCACCAACACCAGTATCTGGTACAGGTTTAGCTATAACAGATTCTTCTTTTTTTTCTTCAACTTTTGCAGATGGTCTACTAATTGTCTTAGCCGGTTCAGTGTTTAGTTTTAATACCCTTGTTTTATTTTCCATGATTAGTTATTTCTTTCAGCAGAACCTTGGCCCCTTTGTTGTTGATAAATATTCTCTATATCTCCTGCAATAAGTGAAGCTGTGTCATCTAATAATACCTCAACTACATCATCTTTAAATTGACATGGTATGTTAGCTGTACTAACAACCCCTGTATATGGATCAACACATCCTAGTATTTGAATATACACTGGTTTTTGATAGTAAGTCAATACAGGATTTACAATATTAAAATCTGGTTTTCTATAGATTCTAATTTTGTTTCCCAACATTGTACAAAATGTTTCACCCCATTCAAAGTTTGGATCCTTTAATGGATCTCTTAGTAATAGAGAAACATTAGCCTCTTCAGCTAAATATACTGTCATTGATCTAGGATCTGGACAACATTCACTTGTAGCGTCTGTACTTACTCTTTTGTATTCTAAATACGTACCTACTGGAAAATTATTTGTTTCAAAGTACTGATCAGTTACAACTCCTGTTAAAGATAACTCTCTCAACAGGGGCTGTAAATCATCAATTCTTCTTTTAGATAATTCATCACCCTCTTTATACATATTTCCACCGTGTAAGTTTCTTCTACACCAGTCTACTTGTACTTTATTAAATGCTTCAACAAACTGCCAACATTCTATGTTATCATAGTCTTGGCTATCTAGTTTATTTAATCTTTGCTTTAATTTAATTAAGAGTGTGTTATTATCCATTTTTTATATTTTAGGAGTTCCAGTACGGCTCTACTTTATTAAGTAATGACATCAACGTTTCTTCATTCTCTGGATTCTTTAAAAATTCCAGACATTCAGATGGTGACTTACCTAATCTAATTCCACTATCAATTGGTTCAATCCAACCTCCGGCTTTAGTAGTAATAAATCTATAATACAAAGAGTCTTTAATCAAAGCTCTTATTTTTAATTCTTCCATTGATAATCCAGATACTTCTATGAATTGTGAAGCCGCTCTTTTCTTAGAAGATTCAGCACCATTACCATTAATGTATTCATCCATGTTTTCATAAAGAATATCATTAGGTGTACTTTTAATATACTGCACACTATCAGCATCACAAATTTTAGCAACATACATTAATTTTGAAACATTTGTATCATACATTTTTTGTAATTCAACTAATGCTTTATTTTTTAATTTACTAAGTTCTGTTCTAGTACTTAATGTTTCCTCCATTGTATCAAGATAGAACTTAGGTGGATTACCTGATTCTCTTGCTTCTCTCAATGATTTTGCAACAATAGAAAAACCACCTGCATGAATAGCATGTAATTTAATTAAGTCATAAGGATCTTTTTCTGGATCTAAAAATACAGGATCATTACCACATCTTAAACTAATCTTATCCCAGAATTTTGAATTATCAGGCTTCATTACTGTAAGCTTATTCCAAAATTCTTTATCTTCAATATCAACAACATTAGATGCTAATTCAGCTTCTAATTGAGCAACAACTTTTCTAATCTCTTTTGCCTTTGCTGCTTTTTCTTTTGGGGGTAACATTTTTACATCGGGAGCAAATTCATTCAGTCCTGTAAGATACCGTTTAACACCATTCATTTCTAAACAAGCTAATGTTTCTTCATGAAATACTCCATCATGCAAAGATAATCCGTAATGCTCTAAGCCCATATTCTCTTTTGAAGAATTAAAATAAGGACGTATAGCAATAGTTTGATTTTTTGTTTGCTGATACTTTTCTACAATTGTGTAATCGTTCATAATTTGGTTTTTTAAAATTTAATAATTGTTATCATTTGTCAAAAGTACATAATTATGTACAGTTTATTATTATTAATATTTCTAATGTCAGTTTTTACACTGACAAAAGTTAATTGAGTATTTTTAATTAAACTTCGTATACTATTTTTAAAATACCTGCAGTATGATATAGATCTCCATTGACTAACCCAGCTGTTTTTGCAGCAGCATTAGTTGCGTGAGCTCTAGTTAAAATATCTTTACCTACAGCTGTTGAAGCCATTATCTTAGAAACACTTAAATTAGTAAATTCAGTTGTTTTATTTGCTTTTTTAATATCTAGTGCCATTTTTTTAATATTTTAAAGATTGAAAAAAGGGAGGAGGTTTTAACCGCCCCCCGTTTTAATTATTTATTTTTAGAATGATCCACCGGTAATAGGGTTTCTCATAACTATTTTAAGAACTTTAGTTGGATCTTTAACCCAGATTGCAGGCATAGTTTGTGACATCATTACACGGTATCCATTAAAGTTACCTGTAGATGCAAAACCTTGACTTCTTCCCATGTAATCCATAGTTCCATTTTGGTAGAACCATTTCAATTGATTATCCCAAGATAATTTCAACAAATGGATGTTATCATTTCCTTCATCTGTTACGTCAAAGATTATGAAACTGTAAGAACTTAATGGACGACCATCAATTAATGGATTCTCAATATCATTAGTATTCAAGTTATCAAACGCAGGGTTCAATACAAACTTAACGTTAGCTAAGAAAGGAATAGTAAATGAAGTGTAAGCAAATCCATAATCTAGATCCATACCAGAACCTTTAACAGCTCCAATATCACTAGCATTTTGTACTAGACCAGAACCATATACCTCATCAGCAATAGCTTTGTTGATCAATTGCATACCACCAATACCTGTTTGAACAACAAGTGATCTTTGTGGATCTGGACCCTTGAACTCAACTTTACCTTGGTAGAAGTTATACAATTCAGATTTAAACATATCAAGTGTGAAAGAAGACTTGTTGTAAACTCTTTTGAATGAGTTATCCAACTGTGCCCATAATCCCACAGATAATCTAATATCATCTGGACCATCTTGTTTGATTCTACCACCTTTACCCCACATTAAGTAAGTTTCAATATCAGAAGCAATTTTTGATAAGTGAGCAGCTTCCATGTTTGTGATAAATGTTTTAGTCAATGAACCATTTTCAAATGCTTCTCTTGCACCGGCTTTACCCATGTTGGCAATTAAACCCTCAATGCTAGGTACTGATGGATTATTAGGATCATTGTTAAAGTTTCTCCAGATTTCAGTTACTGGTACAGTACCATCTGCATTCAAACCACCTTTGATCATAAGATCAGCACGGCTAGAAACAGAATAATGTACGTGTGCTTCAGCTCCTCCTACGAAGTTGTAGAACTCACGGAAACCAGAACCCGTTTCAATGTCAGAGAATCTTTCTCCGTACTCACCTCTTGCAGAACCTTTTCTGAAGAACTTAGTACCTTTAGCTAAATACTTATTATCTAAGCTAGCTACGTTGTTGTTGTTTACTAATTGAACAGTATAGATAAAACCGTCACCAGCAGGGATGATATCATCAGCTGTGATGTAAAGTTCTAATCCGTTGTATTTGTCATAAGTGATAATATCACCATGTCCAAATGTTCTTTTAGAAATTTTAATTTTAAATGTTGTTCCATCCACACCTTTAGCGGCATTAGCTGGTTCAATGTCTGCCACAATGTATGGAAGATCTTGCGCAATAGGAGTTTGCCATTTGTACTCACCACGTGCATTGTCCACCATGATTGTGTTCTTTCCACCAAAAGAAGCCATTTGATACAAAGGCATTTCTACCTTCTGGGTCATAGCCCAAAGATCAACTGGTCCCATATCCATAGGCTCGGCATTACCAAGCATTTGGGTTAGGTGATAAGAATCAACATGAGAACTAGCTTTGTAGCTTGTGTCTCTTAGGAAAATCCCATTATTTAATACTGGAGTTGTCATAATTTTTAATTGTTTTATTTTTTGTTAAATGTTTATATATTTGATTGTTAAATCCGTTTGAAAATGTTGTTGGTTCTTGGTAATTTTTTAGTTGGTTGCTTTCTTGTTTCCTCATCTTTATCCTGAATACCAAGAGAAGTTGAACTATGATTACCTTGTTCTGTTTTTAGTTTTCTTACTGTTTGCTCAATACTTTGTTGAGCTCCTTTATTCATAATTTTTGCTTTATATCCTTGAGGATCTTGCAACAACCACAGTGCTTCTGATATCAATGAATAGTTTGGTTCTACAAATTGGTACTTCTCTAATAAGTGTCCTAATAAATTAGTATTTCTACCACTCACTGAAGGGTAACTTGGTTGAACTAAACCATTATATAACATTGCTTGAGTTTTTCTATCAACTTTAATATCTCCAAGATTACCATCTTTTAAAGTATCATATACATTTTGCATATATACTTTAGATGCTTGCTCTTGTTGTTTTTGTTTTAGTTGTTGCTCTTGCACTTTTTTGATAACAATTTGTTCTGCCATCTTATCTAACTTTGGTTTAAATTTAGATGCTTGTTGTTCAAGTTTTCCTAAATCTTTCCAAATTTCAATCTCTTCTTCTATTTCATCAGCACTTCCGTAACCAGTAGCGTTTAGATATTCTTTGATAATTGTCTCCTGGTCTTTTTCAGACTTAACATCTAAATCTTTAGTTTCTTCTACTTGACCTAAAGTTGAGAACAAACCTTTTAAATCAGTACCACCATCTGCTACATATCTTGCGGCAATTTGTAATTCTTCAGGTAAACTGTCAAAAAACTGTTTAGGTGTTTCACGTCTTACTTGATTTGCTTTTTCTTCTAAATTAGCTTCAATTAATTCTTCCCAATCTTTTGGGGTATATTCATCAAAAGATTTTTCATCATCAAAGGGAACTAATTTATCTTCTTTAATCATTTTTGAGAAGACATCTGAGATTCCGGAAATAGGTTTTCTACCTCTAGTCTCTTTTTTTTCCTCATCATCTTCATCACCCAAACTATCAATAATGTTTTTTGTATCTTCTTTATTTGCTTTAGATACAATTTCCCCATCTTCTTCATTATCTGAAAGAAGATCTTTGTTTGATTTTTCAGGTTCGCCTATATTAGTCAAATCATCTGCATCATCTGCATCTGGATCAGCAAATGAAAAATCTGCTTTTTTATTTATACCTGAAAAAATGTTGTTTGTAGCTTTAGTATCTTTTCCAGATGGCAAAGTCATATCATCACCGCTAGGTGCTGCATTGAATATTACATCTAAATCAATATCTAAAGTCTCTACGTTACTACTCATTGTGCTGTTTTTGGTACTCATCTTATTGTTGGTTTAATAATTAATTCTTTATATATATAATATAATAAATCTTTATTTGGTTTGCACTATAATAAACTTATTATATTTGATAATATTGTAAAGTTTATTGCAGTATATAGCTAACGCAAATTATTTATCTTTTGATTTTTTCACATCATATTTATTTTTGTTTTCTTTTGCTATGTCTAACTGTGTTTGTGCTATCTGTTTTTGAGCTTGTATCCTTTCTCTTTCAACTTGAAGCTTTTGAGTTTCTGTTGATGATTTAGATACTATCTCTTCACGTTTCATATTCATTTGCTCTCTATATTGAGTTGTCTGTTGAATATCTTTTAATGCATCTTGATAATCACTTACTTCATTTTTATTTATATCTACAGCAGCACCATATCCAGCAGCTCTAATCTCAGCAATAGTAATATCATTTTGTCTGTCTTTCTCAGCTTCTTGTTGTTCTAACTGAGCTTTCATTTGAGCTTCTTGTGCCTGTGCTTGTAACTGTTGTTCTTGCATTTGACGTTGCTGTTGCATTTCTTCTTGTCTTTGTGCTGTTACTCTAGCTTCAGCATCTTTTAAGATGTCAGTTACTTCAGAAATAGAATCTGCTTTAACAATATTACCAAGTTCAAATATACTAGCACCGGTAGTATTATTAGTTAATGCCATTTGTTTCAACTGTTCAAGAATAGCTCTATGATTTGTTTTAGTTGTGGCAAATACGTTGAAGTCTCTTAATAAAAGATCTGTACCATTAATAGTAAAGTTTACCTTTTCTGCTTCAGTAGAGATGTAACTCAATCTTACGCTAGGATTTGTACTATAATAGTATTGAGCCAAGTCTGTTCTCATCTGATGTATTCTTGGCATCAATTGATCTGAGTGCTGTACAAAGTAAATTTCTGTTTGAGCATATGATTGTTGCATAGCATTAACAACTCCGGTAGCTGTTTCTGCTGATACAGCACCACCCAATCTTTGAGGATTAATACCTATTGCATCAAAACATTGTTGTTTAAAGTAATTAGCTAATTGTATTCTACTCATCAATCTACTAGTCTGCTCCATGTTTAGAGTCTGGTAGTGTTGGAAGTTTACAGCATTTTCAGTATTGGTAATTGAAGTATCAAGAGGAAGCATTTGGAAATCCTTCATTGCTACATATGCTTTAGCATAATTGTTTTTACCCCAATCTTCTCCCATAGAGTGACGTGGTAATGCATTCTGGTCAAACATAATTACTGTACCTAATTCATCAATTAAGATATCAGCAATCTGATTATTAACCATATTGTATCCAACTTGATAAGCTTTCATTAAATCCACTAAAGAAGTAGATCTAGTATTTCTATCAGAAAATACTCTTCCTTCAACTGGTAATTTACAACCATATAAAGAATTGTTTCCTTTAAATTGGAATGGTAATCTACCAGGTTTAGTTCTATTAATACCTAAGTATATAGGATTTATTTCACCGCTTGTTGAACTTTTCCACATAGCAGGTACATTTGGTCCAACTTTAACACCACCCCAAATTTCATTAATCCAAATCCAATCTATATGTTCACCTTGTAGTAAAGTGTCTTTTGTTTTATTTTTAAATATTGATGTATCATATACAGTTTTTTCAGTTACCTTAAATGTTTCATCAACTATCTCTTGAGTAACTTCACCATCAGCCTCTATTTTAACTAGGTGCCCAATTTTTCTTTGAGTCTTCCAATAGATTGTAGAAACCCTCATTAAATTGCTATCACCAAAATAAGCTAAGTCTTCACTTTGACTTAAGATCTGTGTTAAAATATCAGCACCTCTAGCAGGATCTGCCATATAGTTACTTGTATATTGTCTGTAGGCTAAACCTGGTGAATCAGTATTCCACGCATGAGATCTTGTAGCATCATAATAAGAACCATCATTTTGATAACCATTAACTTGGTATTGAGCAGATCTTGCAGGATAAATTCTTTGTAATGATTCCAACTGTTGTTGACTCATCAAATATCCATATTTATCTACAACATCAGCTACTGTCATCAAATCAATTTTACCAACATAAGCTGAATCAGAAATATATCTTTGATCTGGAGATTTTTGATAGAATGTTAATACAGGATTCCATAGTTCAATATCATAATCATCTTCTAACATACGGAAATGCCAGAACTCTCTATCAGCAATAAGCATATCTCTGAATCCTCTTTCCTCAAGTTCTTGCATTTTAAATCTTTCCTCATCAACATTTAATTGATGTGAAGCCCATTCTTCAACAGAACTTCTATAAGACTTACTAAAGAAGTCTTCTATTTCAGGTAATGTCTTAATATTTTCAGGAGCAAGTTGTTGTTTAGCTTCATCAGAAGCTGGATCCATCCCCATCTGAATCATTTTTTCTACAAGTTTTCTTTCAGCATCTGCAAGCAAAGCTTCTTCAACTTGCATTCTTTTTGCTTCAAGCATTTCATTGTATGACTTATCATCAACAGCTCTGAATTGTACTTTATTGTATCTCTTGGAAAACTCTCCGCTCAATACATTAATTACATTTGGGATGATGGGATAAAATTTAAGTTCTAAAGCAGAATCATTCTCTTTAGTTAAAACATCCATTAGATCTTTATAGTCATTATCAGGTTCAACTATATAATCTGTTTTATCTATAATTCCTTTAGCTAATTTATAATTTTTTAAAAGCCTTCTAGCATTAAGTTTTAAAAACTGAATACCTTGGAGTTCTAACCAATCTAAGTTCCATGCCGCCCAATCATCTGTTTTTTCACTGTAAGGTAAAAATTGAATAGGTTGCGTCAAACTAGAAAAGGTAGGTCCTTCTGTTTTTTTTGCACCGGCTTTTAACTGCATTGCATTAAGTACTTTCATTCTAAATTTAATTTAGTTAATTTATTTATAATTTTTGAAGCCTGATCTTTTAATTGTATTTCCAGTGTTGTTTCCACTACGTCCAATATTTTTAAACGGACTATACTTTAATTTATACAAATTTTTTGAATTTACCAAAGATTTTTCTTCTGATTCACGTCTTTTTGAAAAACCTCTGTTTGATTGTTGTATTTTTACAAAAGCAACTAATGCTCCAAATGCCACAAGTCTATCTACGTTAAGTCCAGGATAATATGCAAGCATTTCTTTTATAAGCATTCCATCAGGTATTCTTTCAATACCTAATGTTTGATTTGTAACAATACCACTAACATCAGTTTCTTCATCTATGACTTCTCTTAAAAATTCAATTGCATATGATATCAAATGACTTTTAAATAATGTACCAGTATTTTTCCATCCGTATTCTTGATAAACAGTATTGTTTGAACCAAGATCTTTCAGAAATAATATCTGTTGTTTAGGTACCAAATATCTTTGTTTCTTTCTAGAAATCATATGTTGTATAAACAAAGATATGTTATTTTCAACTATAGTCCAGGCATTATACCATTCTATAATTAATTCTAATCTTTCATGTGTCTTATTGATGTCATCAAACCTACCACACCAGGATGCTACAATTTTATCTTTCTCTAAAAATTGTTCTACATCTCCTGATATCATGGTTCTTGTAACCTCTGTTGCATTCTTATATACAAAGATGCTACATAGGGAATCAGAAGTAGTTGTCTTACCTTCTGATACGGGGTCAATAGAGGCATAATAAGCTCCAAACTCAGGACTCTTGACAGGACGTTCCCAAACAACAATACTACCCGTCTTATCCACTTGTTTCTTGTCTACAGGGAATCTGCTGATTGGAAGTTTATTTGTTCTTTTAGCAAAGATTCCTTTTTCATCTCTATCTAATTCAATAAGTTCATAAGGATATTCTTTCTCTTCAATTCTTTTTTGTTGTCTGCTAAGAATACCTTGTGGAAATACAGATGCTTTTCTATATGCAAATGCTTCTGCAATATTCAAAGGCTTCTGAGATATCCTTAATTGGAATTGTTCACCATTTAATTCATTCTTCCATCTTTCTCTTTCTTCATGAATTGCTGCTTCAGCTTCTTTAACTAAAGAGTTTCCATAGTCATCAATGAATGGTGGCATTGACCATTGTTCTGGAATAAATAATCCAGCCATTCCTATTGTACCATCTGCATCAATAAGATCAGTTTCAACAGCATAGATATCATTAGCTGCTGGATTAGTAATCATTTCTTTCAATGGATTACATTGTTCCAAATCCCCCACTGATCCTGCAGCAATAAACATACCTGTAGTAATCATACCAGAAGACATTGCAGGACGTAAGTACTCATATGTCTCAGACATCTTTGGAGCAATACCAGCTTCCTCATGGAAGAAGTATGTACATGGTCCCCCTACTCCAGTAGTTG